CCCCACTAAACATCTCCAGCCCGATAATCCCCATGTTAACCGAATACGTAAACAGCATCGTCAGACTAGGCAACGGAGGAGCTTTCGAGCCGACCCTCGGTGACGGAAGGTTCACAATGGTAAACAAGACCAGGGCAGTAATGGAGTTAGGAGGTGTCAAGTACGCTTCAAACTTAGAGCTAGCTACCCACTTTCAAGTGGCGAAAGCTAAATTTGACGTCATCAAACCAGTCGCCAGGTCCAACTTTTACGGCTATAACAAGAAGTTTATTGATGAAAGCGGTGTCTACGACCCGCTCAGAGCTATAGATGAGTATTCCAGGACCGTACCTGGTATGAGACTCGGAAGAGATGATTTACGGGCGCTTTCTCTGACGGATAATAAGACCGACAGTCAAGAGGCGTATATATATAACATGCTAGTATCCTGGCTGAAGGCTAGGCTTTACGTGGACATGAAAGGTTCTGATAACAAGTTTACAGTCAAATATTCTTCATTTAAGGACACGCACGTTGGGTACGATATTAACGACTCCTACGGCATAGAGTCAGTTGAGGTCAATCTAGGACCGCCCAACCCTACGGGAGAAGCAGCTATCAGCTTGGAGTTCAGAGACACTAATAACTTCTGGTCCAAACCCTATGTCTTGAAATACTCTAATAACAGTATGGAACAAGGATCCTTTTATCTGGCACACGTCCTAGGATCTAATGGCACTTCGGGACTGTCAGCCGACATACAGATTGACGCCTTGGACTTCAACGAATTGCTTTTGGACCCAGTGGGGTCTTTCCCTACTGGAGCATTCAATATATTCGCTGATTTTTGGGCTAAACCTAACGTAATCTGGCTGTGGATAATGGATTATGTGCGGCTCAACAGAGTGGAGCAAGAATTTGCCTCAGCTTTTGAATTGCTCGGAGCTTTAGCAACTCAACCTCTCCCCTCCTACCACGAGAGTATTTTGTGGTCAAAGTCGAGAACTGTAGTCAACATGTCGAAGTTTTCGCCCACAAGAGCTAGAGTGCCAGCCAACTTGACGGGTGAACCTAACGTACATGACTTGAACGCACAACAGTTCACTTTCGACGAAGAAAAGTCGCCTGCTGGTTTTATAACCGCCAGCGCCGTGTTAAATTACGCGTTTTGGATAGGCATTTACGGAATGGTCTCCAATTTTGCAGAAGACTGTTCCGATTGGACTGATGCGTTCATATCATCAGACGCGGAACTGGGAATACTGTCAACAGTTGAAGCCAGACCTGCAATGATAAGTCTTGTAACGGGGAAAGAGACCAACAGCTGCTTTTCCAACAATTGCTTCTTGACTTATGATCTGTCTGGGATGTATGGAGTTAAACAGCTAATAGTGGATGAGAAGATAGATCCCAACCACCCAGGGGTTATACTTTTTGACACTGTGCCAGCTTTCGTATCAGGCTCACTACTCATGGGAGCCGTGGCAACTGATTACCCAGTGTTGAAACACCTAGAACCACACCAACACATTAAAGTTGAGCGAGACGGCTTGTTGGGGGCTAGAGAAGCGGCAATGTTGGCTAACAGTTATAGACTTTTTGGCAACGATGTCATTATCGAACATTTCAGATCAGCAGAGGTGTACCCAACTTACGCAAACAGTGAAGAGTGTGTCATAGCCACATACGAATTGTTTGGTAGAACTAGAACATTCGATATAATGCGTGTTTCTAGTTCATACAAGAGGACAGGCAGGACTTACGAAATACCTGACGCCACTCACGTTCGTACCTACGGTGAGTGCAAACTCACCATGGACATGCCAGTACTGGCCGTCTGTGGCTGGAAACAAAGAAAGACGGTGCACAGACCTAAAATGATGCTGGACTCCAGGCGAGTAGCAACAAAGTTCATGGTAGGTGCGACTTCTGGTTTCGAAAAAACTAGATTCGCAGTCTATAACAGAAGGAACGTTATGGCGCAGGGTTTTCACGAGGCAAAAGCGGAAATGGCTCCAGCACTCCCTCTGGTAAGAGGTTCGGCTGTATCCACAGCACCGATAGAACCCGTGCAGGAACAAGAGCCTGCAAACGCTGTAGAATAGAGAACCATCACTCAGGGTCATTGCCTGCCATAGACAGGCCTTACGTTATGACCTCAGAAAGTGTTCAACACTGTGAGGAGCTGAATGGTATCAAAATAATAAAGTCAGTGAGGAATAAAGCAATGAAGATGGAAATGCGAGACGGGTATGTTCCAATGTGCATAAAAGCCAGGCCGGGAATTGTGTACAAGTGGGAAGCGACGGCATTTTGTGACTCGGAGTATGTTCTGGTGGGTAGTGACATGAGTGAACCTAGTGAGAATGAATCGAATGTAAACATTATGGGCGTATTGATGTCTGGCTTGCGTTTAGCCGGTGATAACTGTACATATCTGTACGCCAAAGTCGACCAGTATCTGGTCACCAGGAAAAAGGCAGTAATAGCGATAATGACGCGCCATTTTAACGGTCTGTATGGATCAGTATTCTTAAATGACCCTTTGAACATGGAGGCAATGTTCAGGGACAGGGCCCCTGACGACGAACTGATGCCCAAACAAAATTATGAAAAAATATGTAAAAAAGAAAATACAAAAATAACAGCACAACACCACATACATTTTACGTCGGAGGAGGTGGTCAGGGTACTTGGCAAACGGACCGCGGAGGAGTCTGAGGCAACAAGGTTACCAGCTGATGCAACAATGAGCATGGCGGCAGGAGTATTATTGTGGTACAATGAGCTGTCTCCGGTATTAAAAGAAATGATATTGAAATGCGGATTATTTAAATCTAAAACAATACAGGCTTTCAAAAAAATAGCCAAAGACATCTCAGTTGAAGCGAAGTCGTTACAGAACATAGTGCAGACGGATTTGCGCTCTGTGTTCGAAATAGACACGCTAATTAACAGAATAGACGGCGAAGTGGACTGGGCAGAAGAGCGGGATCACAGGGTGAACCCTAATGTGACGAATCTGTCATACTCTGATGTATATGACGCAGCTAAAGACATCTTCTTGCAAGCAGCGGCAGTGGGGAGGAAACCTGTGTCGATGGATTGGGATAAGTACTGGGCCTCGAGGTGGCAATGGAGTGCCGCAGGCAGTATTCACTCGCAATACGTTGAGGATGACAAGTATGTGATTAGAACAGACAGAAACCTAAAAAATAAATTTATAGCCATAGCAAATATGCCGAAGTACGGGTATGATTTCTTCATGTCCCGAAAACCACAGATGCATGCTTGGGCGTCAATTAAGTATGAATGGGGCAAACTGCGTGCGATCTACGGAACGGATCTGACTAGTTATGTACTGTCGAACTTTGCGTTTTATAACTGCGAAAATGTCTTGCCAAAACGGTTCCCGGTTGGTAAAGACGCCAACGACGCTAACGTGGTAAACAGGGTTGCAGGAGTGTTGAAAGACAGGTTGCCATACTGTCTAGATTTTGAAGATTTCAACAGTCAACATAGCGTGTCGTCAATGAAGGCAGTAATCTATGCTTACGGTGATGTATACAGGCAGGTGTTCACAGAGCAGCAACTGGAAGCTCTGGCATGGACAGCTGAATCATTAGATGACGTATCAGTTAACGATAATGTAGGGCTCAAACAAACGTACAAATCGAACGCGACGCTATTATCGGGCTGGAGGTTAACGACATTCGTAAACTCCGTATTAAACGCTGTGTACACAGACAAAATCTGTGGAGAAGCCAAAATGCCAGGGTCAAGCTTACATAACGGCGACGACGTGCTGATTGGGGCGACGTCGATGAAGGTAGCGAGGGAATCTTTAAGGAGAAGTGAGTTGTATGGGATAAGAGTGCAAGCTAGTAAGTGTGCTTTCGGGGGTATAGCCGAGTTCTTAAGGATCGATCACGCAAGAGGCAGCAAGGGGCAATACCTAACTAGGGCTATAGCCACATTGATGCATTCGAGGATAGAGTCTAAATTAAGCACTGACGCTAGAGACCTGATAGAAGCGATGGAGAACAGATTTTCCGATTGTCTTAATAGGGGTATGACACTTGACACAGTAACAAAACTGAGACACGTGTACTACAATAGACAATCAGTAATCTGCAATATGCCTGTGGAAGATTTCTACAGGATTAAAACAACCCACAGAGTAGCAGGAGGTGTATCGGAGGCAATCGATTCAGACGTCAGTATGTCAGTGATTAGGGGCATAGACAAAAGTTTCAACATCAAAATACCTAAGTTACAGGGAGTGCATGATTATGCACGAGCGGTAGCTATGGAACTAGAAATGATGAAGAGACTAGACTATATCACAGACAGGATGTATAAAGCAACATACGAAGCGGTCGTGCCTAAGACCAGAGGCATGACAGTAGTACCGAACAAAGAAGAGAAGTGGTGCTACAACGTCAAAGCGATATACAAAGCATTTAAGGGGAAAATACAAACTGCTGGCTACGGAAAAGCAGCGTTAGTAGGTATGGCTCTGGATGTTATACAAACGTCAGACAAGGATACAACTCTTAAAATGGCGTTGGCTAGGTCACCTGACCCAATTAAACTATTACGTTACCTGGTATAAACCGGGTAACGAAGGGAGAGAGAAA